CCAGAACGCGTTTTTGTGCGGCCATCTAGGTAATTTGGGAAACTTAGGACGATAACATGGCGAAAAGGGGCAGAAAAGCGGTCGATCAGACCACATGGCTGCGCGCTGGCGGTGAATTGCCGGCGAAACCTGCCGGGCTCAGTGCGCAGGAGGCGCGATATTACAAGTGGCTCGTCGAGGCGATGACGATCGTCGGGGTCGGCGGGCGAGTCGACCAGCTCCTCCTGATGCTGACGGCGCGCCAGCTCGCCCGCGCCGACGAGCTCCGAGCCGCGATGATCGACCTGCATCCGGGAGACCCGGTGCGGAAGTCGATCTCGGGCGACCTCGATCGGGTCGAGGGTCGAATCCAGACGGCCCTCGTCTACCTGCACCTGACGCCGAGGACTCGAGCCGGCACACGCCTGCCGGCCGAGTCCAAGGGCAGCCTGCCAGGCGGCGACGACAACCCGATCCTGCGCCTGCTCGGCGGCTAGGCGATCAACGCGCCAGCAATGTCAAGCTGTTCTTCGAGAAGGCGCTGACTCATGCCAAGGGCGTCCTCGCCGGTCAGGCATTCGCGCTCAGCGACTGGCAATATCACGACATCATCCGTCCGCTATTCGGCACGCTGCGTCCCGATGGCATGCGGCAATATCGCACCGCGTACATCGAGGTGCCGAGAAAGAACGGCAAGTCGACCTTGGCCGCGGGCATCGCCCTGTACCTCCTGCTGGCCGATGGCGAGCAGGGCGCCGAGATCGTGTCGGCGGCGGCCGATCGTGAGCAGGCGTCGATCGTGTTCGAGGCGGCGTCCTCGATGGTGCAGGCGTCGCCAGTCCTGTCACGCGTGTGCACTGTCCTGCGCAAGGAGATCGTGACTCGCGATGGATGTCGGTATCGGGCGATCTCGGCCGACGCGCATACGAAACACGGATACAACTGCTCCGGCATAGTGTTCGATGAGGTTCATGCGCAGCCCAATCGTGAGCTCTGGGATGTGCTGACGACCTCGACCGGAGCGAGGACGCAGCCTCTTACAATCGCGATCACGACAGCGGGACACGATCGGGAGTCGCTCTGCTACGAGCTGCACCTGCACGCCAGGTCGATCCTCGACGGATCACTAGACGATCCGTCGTTTTTGCCGGTCATCTATGCCGCCGGCGACAGTGATGACTGGCGCCTCGAGGATACATGGCGTCGAGCGAATCCAGGCTATGGGGTCTCGGTGCTGGCCGACTACATGCGCCAGGCATGCGCCGACGCGCAGCAGTCTCCGGCGCGCGAGCTGGCATTCAGGAGGCTGCACCTCAACCAGTGGACGGACACGGTGACTCGCTGGATCTCTCCCGACGCATGGGACGCGTGTCGATCACCTCGCCCCGAGCTCGCCGGACGACCATGCTATGGCGCGCTCGACCTGTCATCGACGATGGATCTCTCCGCATTCGTCCTGGCATTTCCGCTCGATGACGGCACGATCTGGATCGAGCCGATGTGTTGGGCGCCTCGAGGCGCCCTTCGTGATCGCGAGCGCCGCAACAAGATGCGTTTCGATAACTGGTCGGCGAGTGGTCACCTGCGTGTGACCGATGGCGATGTCATCGAGTACGAGGATGTTTACGCTCAGATCAGGGCGACGCTCGCTCGGTATCGGATCATGGACATCGCGATAGATCGCTGGAACACATCGCAACTCGCCCAGCAGATGCAGTCTGACGGACTCGCTGTCGTGTCATTCGGACAGGGTTACGCGAGCATGTCGCCGGCGGCCAAGGACTGGGAGACCCTGGTGCTGGCCAAAAAAATACGCCATGACGGCCATCCGGTATTGCGGTGGTGTCTCGGCAACGCGTCAATAGAGAGCGATGCCGCGGGCAACATCAAGCCCTCGAAATCGAAATCGTCCGAGAAAATAGACGCCCTTGTCGCCGCTGTCATGGCAGTCGCGAGGGCGAGGGTCGGATCGGCAGGTGGCTCGGTGCGAGGTGCGCCGAGCATATACGAGTCACGAGGCATGGCCACCTTATGACGATCATCGAGCGCGTCATGAGCTACCTGTCCGGCACGCGCTCCGAGCAGCGCGCGGCCAGCACGACCCAGGTGTGGCGTGACCCGGCGTTGACGATGTTTTTCGGCGGCGCGGTCAGCAATGCCGGCACCAGTGTATCGGCCGACACGGCCGCTAATTACAGCCCGTTCTGGCAGGCGGTGCGCCTGATCTCCGAGACGATCGCCTCGTTGCCGATCCATGTGTATCGCAAGGTCGGCGACAGTCGCGTGATCATCGACGACATCGGCGTCGGTGACATGCTGAGGATCGCTCCAAACTCCGAGATGTCGGCCATGCAGTTCAGGGCGTCATGGATCACGCACGCCCTCATCCATGGCAACGGATACGCCGAGATCGAGCGTGACACGCTCGGGCGCCCGACCCGGATCTGGCTGCTGAATCCTACCTCGATCAGCGTCGAGCGAGCCAGTGACTCGAGCATCATCTACGGCTACCAGATGACCGGCGGCCAGCGCATCTACCTGCCGGCCGATGATGTCCTGCACCTGCCCGGCCCTGGCACGGACGGGGTCGTCGGCCTGTCGATCATCCGGCAAGCTCGCCAGGCGATCGGCCTCGGCCTCGCCGCCGAGCAGTTCGGCTCGCAATTTTTCGGGAGCGGCGGGCGCCCCTCGGGCGTGCTGGAGCATCCCGGCCGACTCAGTGACGATGCGCGGGCTCGACTCCGCGGTGATTGGGAACGCCTGCATGCCGGCATAGACAACGCCCATCGGGTCGCAATCCTCGAGGAGGGCATGAAATGGTCGACGACCAGCATCCCTCCTGACGACGCGCAGTTCCTGCAGACGAGAAAGTTCCAGATCGAGGAGATCGCCCGCTGGTTTAATCTGCCGCTCAGCAAGCTGCGATCTCCCGAGTCGAGCTCGTACAACTCGCTCGAGCAGGAGAACCTCGCGTTCCTGTCGGAGACCCTGCGCCCATGGCTTGTGCGCATCGAGCAGGAGATCCGCCGCAAGCTGTTGGATGATCCCTCGACCTATGTCGAGCACAAGGTCGAGGGATTGTTGCGCACCGACATCTCGGCGCGATACAGCGCCTACTCGATCGGTCGACAGTGGGGATGGCTCAGCGTCAACGAGATCCGCGCCCTCGAGGGACTCGACCCCGTCGATGGTGGCGATATTTACCTCAGTCCGCTGAACATGACACCGATCACGGCGAATACAGAGCAGGCGCCAGTCGTCGCGAATCCCGAGGTCTCGCCCGTCACGCAGGCTCCTGCAGTCGATGTGGCCGCCACGGCGCTCAATGGCGCGCAGGTCACATCGCTCCTCGAGATCGTGACGCAGGCAAGCCAGGGGCTGATCACGATTGACACGGCCAAGGCGTTGGTGGCGGCCGCGTTCCCGATGCTGTCGCAGCAAACTGTCGACGCGATATTCGCGCGCATGATCATCGCGCCAGCGCCCGCACCAACTCCCGCACCGCAGGCCGCGAGCCTGCGCGCCGTGCCGGAAAAATACGCCGACATCTCGTTCAGTCCGCCGCAGGGCGTGCGCGAGGCGCTGCGCCGCGGTCTCGACCTGCACGATCAGGGATTCAGCGGTGACGGCCTGCAGGCCGACACAGTCGCATGGGCGAGTCGCATGGCATCGGGCGAGCCGGCCAGCCCCGAGAAGATCGTCGCCATGCGCGCCTGGCATGCGCGCCATGCCAGTGACAAGAAGCCCGGATGGGACGATCCGCCGACTCCCGGCTATGTCGCGTTCCTCTTGTGGGGCGGTGCCCCTGGCGTGACATGGTCGGAGACGATCGCGGCCCGCATGGAGCGGGCTGATGAGGAGGCAGGCTCATGATCATCGAGAGACGCGCATCCGGATCGCTGTCGAGCACGGCCGGCAAGCTGGTCGGGTATGCCAGCGTCTACGGTCCGCTCTCCGAGGATCTCGGCGGATTCCGGGAGCGGATCGCGGCGGGAGCATTCCAGCGCACACTCGACTCGCGATCTGATGTCCGTGCCCTGGTGAATCATGACTCGACCCTCGTCCTCGGGCGCAGGTCGGCCGGGACGCTCAGCCTGACCAGCGACTCGACCGGCCTGCGCGTCGAGATCGACCCGCCAAACACGAGCTACGCGAACGACCTCAAGGAGCTCATCGGCCGCGGTGATGTGAGCCAGATGTCGTTCGGATTTTTTGTCAATCGTGACGAGTGGATCATCGAGAACGAGGCCCGAGTCCGGATCGTGCATGATGTCGATCTCATCGAGGTCAGCGTCGTCACGATCCCGGCGTATCCGGACACCACGATCGCGCTGCGCTCGCGTGATCGCTGGGAGCGGGAGCAGGAGCTCCAGCGGCATCTACGCGAGCGCAGGATCCGAGTCATCGAGCTCGGCAGGAGGAGGACGAGATGAACGAACAGCAGAAGCTCCGCGCCGAGCGCACTCGGCTCGAGGGAGAAGTCAAGGCGCTGCACGCCGGCGCTGAAAACCGCGCCTGGACTCCCGAGGAGGAGGCCAAGGTCAACGCCATCGAATCACAGATCCAGAACATCGATTTTCGCCTCATGGCGATCGAGGAGGCCATGGATATGCCGGCCGAGCAACCCGAGGAGAGCAGCATCGAAAAGAACGGACTGCAGGAGACGATCCAGGCCGAGGTCCGCAAGGCCATCGACAGCCTTGCCGTTTCAAGGAGGCGCATCATGCCAGCACCGATGGTCGTGTCCGATCTCGATGACAAGCGCGCCGAGCGCGAACGAGGCCTCGCCCTGCGCGCCTGGTTCCTCGGCAACGACGCGAACACCGAGGAGGTCAATGCCGCTCGCAAGCTCGGCCTCAACCTGCGCAACAACAAGCTCACCCTGCGCGCGCAGTCGACCACCACGACCGCGGGCGGATACACGATCCCCCAGGGATTCCTCGCCGAGCTCGAGTCGCGGCGACTTTTTTACAACACCTTGCGAGGCGTCGCGCGTGTGATCCGCACCGAGACCGGCAACACCCTGCCGTTCCCGACAACGGACGACACGAGCAATGTCGCCAACCTGACGGCCGAGAACACGGCGCCATCGGCCACCGATGTCGTGTTCGGCCAGGTGAGCCTCGGCGCCTACAAGCTCGACAGCCTCGTGCAGGTCAGCAACGAGCTGCTGCGCGACAGTGGACTCGACCTCGCCAGCGAGATCGCCTCGATCCTCGGTGAGCGAATCGGGCGCAAGGAAGCCGCTTTCTTCGCGACCGGCACCGGCTCGAGCCAGCCTCAGGGCGTTGTCACCGGCGCGTCCGCCGGTGCGACCGCGGCCACCACGACGACCATTACCCTGGCGAACATCATGTCGCTGGTGAACTCGCTGGACTTCGCATACCAGCAGGGCGCCTCGTTCATGATGCACCAGAGCGTGTGGAACACGATCCTGCAGCTGGCCGACAGCCAGAACAGGCCGCTGTTCCTCGACCTCCTCAACGGCAACGGCCCGAGACTTCTCGGATACCCGGTGGTCGTCAATAACAACATGGCGAGCTCGATCGCCTCGGCGAACGTCACCATGCTGTTCGGCGACTTCTCGAAGTATTACATTCGCCAGGCGGGCGACCTCGAGGTCATCCGCATGGACGAGCGGTACGCCGACGCCTACCAGACGGGCTTTATGGTCGTGGAGCGGGTCGACGCCAAGGTCGCGCAGAGCAACGCGATCAAGAAGCTCACCCAGCCAACTGCCACCACCACCACCACCTGATGAGCTGATCATGGCCAGAGTCGGACAAGTAAAGCCGCGGCGTGATGTCACCTTTCCAGTCTCCATCCAGGGACTGGAGAGGACCGTCGCGCTCATGCTGAACTTTCCGAAAGCCGTGTCGGCCGCTATGAAGCGCGCCGTGACGATCTCGTCGCGGCGCATCGCCAAGGACGCCAAGGCCCGCGTGCCGCAGCGTCGCAGTTTCACGAGGATCAAGGGCAAGCGAATCCCGTATTACGGACAAACCGGAACGCTTAAAAAGTCGATCGGATTCAAGGTCGTCAAGCCGAAAAGCGCGACCGGCACGGCGCTCGCCCCTCTGGTATGGGTCGGAGTTGTTGGCCCTCGCAAGGGTCGGAAATACTCGGGCGTCGCGTTCAAGCACTACCACAAGCCCAAGCGCACATCAGTGGCGCAGCGTGATGTGATCGTGCCTGTGATCCCCAAGTTTTACGCTCACCTGGTCGAGCACGGCGCCACGATCAAGATCTGGCGCAGCGGCAAAACGAAAAGGATCCCGGCTCGGCCATTCCTCAACCCTGCCCTGCATGCCAACGCGGGCTCGATCACGCAGTTGGTCAGGGAGTCGCTCGACATCCAGATCGAGAAACTCATCAAGCGCGGCGACATCATCGTCGACACGGGGGAGGTGCTCGGATGAGCGTGCTCGGCAAGGCATGCCGCACCTATCTCTCCGGTCGCACCGGATACGGGTCGACCGTGCCGGGCGGCATATCGCCCGAGATCGCGAATGTCGGCACGACGATGCCGTATGTCGTGTATCAGACGATCACGACCCAGCCCCAGATGCTGCTGTCCGGTACGCCCGCGGTCATGACAGAGCGCGTGCAGGTCACGGTCGTCAGCAATACACGGGCCTCGGCGCAGGTCGTGGTCGATTGGATCAGGGATCAGATACAGGCGAATCCGGGCCGACAGACGATCGGCTCCACGACGGTCCATCACTGGCGCATCGACGACACGGCCGACCAGTCCGAGGTCGTCAGTGATGGGGATGACGAGGCGACTCGGTTATCGACGATCGAGCTGGTCGGTGTGTACCAATAGGAGACTCTAGTCATGGCATATGTCGTCGGACCAAGCGCCACCGCGGCGTTCTGCACCATCGCCAACTCCACCACGGGCACGACCGCGTCGCTGTCGGGCCTGATTTCGATTGCCGCGAATGCCAGGTCGATGGCGTTCGCGGATGTCACCGCTCTGTCGGACACGACCCTGCAGCGCATCCCGGTGCGGGCCGATCCCGGCACCGTGCAGCTGACGATCTTCCTGGATGACACTGTGACGGCCAGCAACCTGTGGACGACCTTGAACACTCGCCGCACCTCCAAGACGCGGACTCGGGTGACCATCGACCTGCCGGGCGCCAACATCGACGGCCTCCTGACATATGATGGATACATCAGCGAGATCAGCACGCCCGAGGTCGCGTCCTCGGATGAGGCGTTGCGGTTCACGGTCACGCTGCAGCTCTCGGACAAGGATGTGTGATCATGGCACTGACTCGCGACCAGATCCTCGCGGCATCTCCGGCCCTGCGCGTCGAGCGCGTGCAGGTGCCGGAATGGGGCGGCGAGGTCTGCGTGAGGGAGATGACAGCGGGCGAGCGCGATCGCTGGGACGCCTGGCAGATCGAGCACACGGGCCCGGACAGGTTCAACGACCTGCGGGCCCGTCTGCTCGTCACGGTTCTCTGCGATGAGCAGGGAGCCCGACTGTTCAGCGACTCTGACATCGAGCAGGTGAGCCGGATGCCGGCCTCGGTCGTGACGAGGATCTGGTCGATGGCTGTCGACCTCGCCGGCCTGTCCGGAGATCCGGAAAAAAAGTAGTTTCGGACCCGATCCGTCGGGTCAAGTTTCGGCTCGCCGCGCTGCTCGGCATGACTGTGGGGGAGCTCGAGATGCGAATGAGCGCCCGCGAATTGTCCGAGTGGATCGAGCTCTTGCGAGTCGATCCATGGGGCGTTTATCGCAGCGACCTTCAGCATGCGCTCGCGGCATGGTCTCCACTCGCCGCGGCAGGCGGCAAGGCCAAGGTCGAGGATTTCTTGCCGCCGGATCGCAACGAGGACTGGCGCACAGCCAAGCCTGCCAGCATCGATGATCTCATCCGCGAAACGGGCGCCAAGATATTGAGGACCACCTGACATGGCCAATGTTGCCAACATGGCGGTCAAGATCGGATTCGATGGCGCTGACGCGCTGCGCGGATCCGCTCAGATCAGCGATGCCGTGCTCAAGGTCGCGACCGCCGCCGACAAGGCGGCCAAGTCCATGAACGCCCTCGACCTGCAGAAGTTCCATAACGCCGAGGCGACACGCGCCGCCCGCATGCTGATGACGGCCGCCGAGATCGAGAAAGACATCGCGCGCGAGAGACTGCAGGAGCGGATGAAAGGGCTTAACGCCCTGGAAAAGCAGGAGTTGCTGGCATCCGAGAAACTGCGATCACGCCTCATGAAAATGTCGGCGGCGGACATCGAGCGTGAGATGGCGATGACGAGGAGGGCCGAGCGCCTCAAGGGACTCAACGCCCTCGAGCGCGAGGAGCTCATCGCTTCCGAGAAACTCAAGGCGCGTCTGGCTACCATGTCGGCGAGGGAGATCGAGAAGGACATCGCGGATCGCAGGATGCAGGAGCGTTTGAAGGGGCTGAACGCGCTCGAACGACAGGAGCTCATCGCGTCCGACAAGCTCAAACAAAAGCTCATGGGTATGTCGGCAGCACAGATCGAGCGCGAGTTGGCCAGCAATAGGATGCGCGAGCGCATGAAGGGTCTCAACGCCCTGGAACGCGAAGAGCTCGTCGCTGCGGAAAAGCTCAAGCAAAAGCTCATGAGTATGTCGGCAGCACAGATCGAGCGCGAGCTGGCTGCCAACCGAATGCGCGAACGCATGAAGGGACTCAACGCGCTGGAACGCGAGGAGCTCGTCGCTGCGGAAAAACTTAAGGCGCGTCTGACTACCATGTCGGCGACACAGATCGAGCGCGAGCTGGCCGCCAACAGGATGCGCGAACGCATGAAGGGATTGAACGCGCTCGAACGCGAGGAGCTCATCGCTGCCGAGCGGCTCAAGGCCAAGCGCATGCGCATGTCGGCCGACGAGATCCGAAACGAGATCGCCGCCGAGCAGGCCAAGGCGGCGGCCGCCAGGCGATTCGATGGACTCAACGCCCTCGAGAAGCAGAAACTGATGCGCGATGACGCGACTCGAGCCAGGCGCATGGGAATGACGGCGACACAGATCGAGCGTGAGATCCAGTCGGAGCAGACACGCGAGCGGCTCAAGGGCATGAACGCCCTCGAGCGTCGTGAGTTCATCGAGGCCGAAAAGAAGCGCCAGCGCCGCATGCGCATGTCGGCCGAGCAGATACAGGCTGAGATCGCCGCCGAGGAGAAAGCGCGGCAGGTCGCGCCAAAGCAGAGCCTATTTGAGCGTGTCGGGATCAAGGGACTCGCCGATGCCAAGGCTGGTCTCGAGATGATCCGCGGCATCATGCAGACATTCGTGCTCGTGCCGGCGCAGGCCATGATCTCGATCATGCGCATGGGATCCGAGCTGCAGAACATGCAGACGATCGCGCGAGGTCTCGAGACGCGTGTCGGTGGCGGGGCCGAGTCAATCGATCGCCTGCGCAAGATCTCGACCGGCACCGGCGCTCCCCTTGAGACGCTGAACAAGTCGATGTTGGAATTGTCGGCCTCGGGCATGAGCATCGAGGACGCGACGCGCGCTGTCGAGAAAACGGCCAACGCGATCACGGTTCTCGGTGGCACGGCCGAGGCCGCGGGTCTCGTCACGGGAGCGATCGGCTCCCTGCGCGAGAGTGCCATGGCGAGCGAGGGACCGCTGCGCCAATTGCAGGCATCGGGCCTGAATGTGTTCGGCGCCCTGCAGAAGGAGATCAGTCGAGCGACAGGTCAGGCAGTCTCTCTCGATGAAGCGTTCACCATGCTGCGCGAGGGATCCGTCCTGTCGAGCACGGCGATCCGGGCGATATTCACGGCAAGCGAAGATGCGGCGGGCGCCGCCCAGCAGATAGGCGACTCATTCGGTGGACAATTGCAGAAGCTGTCGGCCGGGTTCTCCGACATGCTGCGCGAGCTCGGCCAGCAAGCCCTGAAACTGTTCGAGCCCGAAAAGGCGTTCGCCGCATTGCGCGGCGTGTTCGAGGGCATCATGGAGTCGGTGCGCGAGATCGCCGACGCGTTCGCTCCCGTCCTCGATCCGGCCGAGAAGGGCAAGCAGCTCAAGGATCTATTCGAGTCCGGCAAGGAGATCGGCAAAACTCTCGGCAAGGCGCTGATCGAGGCGGCCGCGACATTCAAGGAGTTGATGACGGCGCTTCTCCCTGATCTCAAGACGATCCTCAAGGACATGCGCGGATTGACGCCAGGTCGGGCCGGACTGGCTGTCGCCAAGGGCGCGGCCGGGATCCCGTTTGAGTTCGGCAAGGACATCGGCATGCAGATCATGCGCGATATCGACAAGGGATTCGGTCTCGGCATCGCCCCGAATGGCAACCTCGCGCAGATCATCAAGGAGACCGAGGCGCTCAAGGAAAAGCTCGGCGCCGGCAATTTCGAGGGCGGCGCCTCCGCCATGGGAGACTTCGGTGACGCAATCGAGGATGTCGATGATGTCACCGAGCAGTTCGTCGCCGATCTCATCCGACAGACAGAGGAGATGCGTCAGGCTAATCAAACTGTCGAGCGCCTGCGCAAGGAGGCGCTGAAGAGCTCGATGACCGACGCCGAGAAGTTCGCCGAGATGATCCAGGCGATCGATGTGAAACTCAAGCAGGCGAGCGCAGCCAGTGAGGGCCAGCAGGCGCTCCTGCGCGAGGCGCTCGGCCGGCAGGTCGGCGCGCAGATCCAGTCGGCGATTCAGAAGTTCAGATCACAGCAGCAGGATCTCCCGAGCGCCCTGGTGGCAGGATCGGCGGCCGAGGTCGAGGCTCGCATCCGTGCCGAGCGAGGCATGAAGACGAACGAGGAGGAGGTGCTGGCCGCGCTCGACGAACAGACACGACAGGGACAGGAGCAGCTGCGCGCGCTCAACGAGCTGGTCGCCATCGCGGCGGCGAACGGCCGCGCGCCCGCGACGCTCGTCATGCCGAAATAGGAGCGAGTCGATGGCGTACACGCTATTTTCAGAAGTGCATTCAGGACGGCAGGCGACCGTCGACGCGAAGTTCAACCGCACCTATCAGCGCGTATTTCTCGTGCGCACCGATGCCGCGACATATGGTCCCTACTACGCGGGCTCGCATCCGTCACTGCCCGCGATATTCTCGACGCATCCCGAGGACGCCTTGGCATATTGCCTGACGCTCGCGCCATCGCAGGATCAGGATGATCCGATGCTCTGGCGTGTTACAGCTAACTATGCTTCGAATCTGGACATGAACGCTGCTGGCAGTGCACCATCTGGCATACCTGCCGTTGACACACAGCAGCAGGGCATAGCGCCGGCTTCACGAATTCAAACACCGACACTGAGAGGGCGAGACTATCAGATCTCAACAAATGCTTACCAGATTGCGTTGTATGTGGCGATAAACGCCAACACCAACACGCTGGAGGTCGTGCAAAATACGGCCGGCGAGCCCATGCTACCACCGCTGCAGGCTATGCGAGGAGGAGCTACGATCACGGTCGGTCTCAACTCGCTCAACTCCCCGAGTGGAGCGTGGATTGGAGCTATCGGCATGGTCAATAGTTCGACATACACAGTCGGCCCCTATGTGATCGGTGCGCTGCTGGCTCGGCTCAATAGTGTTAGTGCTCAATTAGTTTACGAGAACAATCTCTCCTACTGGCGATGGACTCTTGTGTTTGAATACCGGCCAAACGGTTGGCTCACAAGTTTGGCCAACATGGGTAAAAAAGTAAGAGTCACGGCCGGATCTGATGTTTTGAAAAATCTGGAGATCAATGGAGTTAGTGTTTCCTCTCCTGTCTACTTAAACTCAACAGGGACAGGTCCGTGGACAAGCTCTGAATCTGTTCTAGTAAAATATAGAAATTATCTCACATACGACACGGTCGCATTCCCGAGCCTGTAGGAGTCCGTCATGCCGGGATACCTGCTCGACGAGGACTCGATCGCTCGACTCGCGAAGATGTTGCGCGACTACGAGCAGGGCACGCTGTTTGCTGCTGGTCAGACTGATCGCGATGATGCCGGCGAGTCCCCGGTCGTCCACTATGTCAGATGCACATCGTCGACGCCTACTAGCGGCCTGTACCCTGGCGTCCTGCTGAGCTATGACGCAAGCAGCGGCACTTACTCCGATGTCGAGAATGTCCGTCTGCTCGAGATCAACGGGACAGTCCCGGTCGCGACATATCGGTATTTCGGACGATTCGCGGGCTATACCAGCGGCGGTGACACGGTCTACGCGATCTCGGCCGCGGCTCCCACAACGACGACAACGACCACCACTACAACGACTCCAGCTCCGACTACCACGACCACGACGACCAGCACGACCACCAGCACGACGACGACTACCACCACGACAACGACTACCACGACGACGAGCACGACGACGACGACGCCCGCACCCCTGTCGATCTCGGTCGTCACCGGGATCACATGCGAGGATGGCGTGATCACGCCCGTCTACACGACGATCTGCATACCCGGCGGATACATCTGCTGATGGCCTGCACAGGGTTCTGTGAATGGTTCTGGAATGGCTCCTCATGGGAGCTGATCAGCGACACATGCTCGGAAGAATGCGAGCCATGCACGGCTCCGACCTACACGCCCGATGTTGAAACCTATGTGACGGTTCAATGTCTTGGAACGACTACTACCACGACGACGACGACAGAAGATCCAAGCAGTACCACTACGACCACGACGACGACGACAGAAGAACCGACTACGACGACGACGACGACGACAGAAGAACCGACTACGACCACGACGACGACGACAGAAGAACCGACTACGACCACGACGACGACGACAGAAGAACCGACTACGACCACGACGACGACGACAGAAGATCCAAGCAGTACCA